CGTATTCGAGGCGCTACTGTTGAGTTCATTCAGGAGCTTTATCATCTGAATCATATCCTTGGGTTCAACCGTCGAAACTCCCTTGATAATGTCATCAAACCCTTTAGCGATAGCAGTCTTTAAAAACCCTCGGTCGGTTTTAGCTCCTTGGCTTCCCTCTTCAATGTTTTGTGAGGCGGCTCTAGCCTCAATCTGAAGCTCCTCAACGATAGCCATTCGCTGAAGGTCCATATGGTTCTTCAAGTGGTTAGCTATCGACCGCCTATCAATTTTCTTGTTATTCTCATCAACGGGAACCTGTCGGGCAATCCGTTCATAGGAATGACCGCGAACTAAAGCTTCCTCAATGAAGTCTCTGTATGGCGAGACGCAGACGTGGCATCTTGACTCGATAATACGCGGCGGCGCAATACTTACTTCGCGCTTATCAATCTCGGCTCTATCCCCTTGCTCCCAACGTCGCTTTAGTTCAGCGCCAGAGTTTCGGTCAAGGATTCGTTTGCGCTTTAGACGCTCCTCATCAGAAACGCCAAACTCTGGCTGCTCTACTACGTCGTCCATCGTTTCATACCGACTAAAATCTCAGACATTCCAAGCGATAAGCGAAAATGGCCTCCAAACGGTCCGAGATTGAAGTTCCAAGATTTACCCAAAGACTTGCTTTTACATGGATACAATGTAACCTCTAATAAAATCCGCCATCTTCGGTTTACATGGTAGCCCAAGACTAGCAACGGACCTTTGGTTCTGAAATATAACAGATACCCGTGTTCGTCTTTGTGACTATATGGTTTGCGTTCTAACATGTCTTTCTTTTAGTATAGCAGGCTGCTAACGGTAGTAACTGTTACAAGTCAAGTGCATACCCTTACCCACTAAAAAGACATGAGCTGGGTTCCAAACCGTAATACATCTAACATCAACAGAATCTACCGCATCAATATAGACGATTGATGGTTTGTTAGGCAATAGTAAAGTACACGGACCTGGGTTTTCAAGAAAAACCTTTTCTCCATAGCGAAAGATTTCTCCCGTGTTTCTTCTTACACCCTCTAGCAGAGGCCAACGATGTTCCTCGTCGGCAATAACAGAATCTTCGTCCTCAAAGGTCACTCGATAACAAAGGCGGTCCTCAAAAATCGAAGATACCTTTACAACGCGAACTGGCGACCCCTGTTGACCATAAACATAATCGCCAACCTCAACTGTACCCATAGTCTTCCAACCCTCTACGGTTAAAAGAGGAGTATCTAATGCCAGGGGCGCGCCGTTACGGGCGCGCTGAGAGGCTGTGTTAATCTTGCGGCCATCGGGATGTGCGCGATTGTATATACCAACAGTAGGTCTTCCGAACCTATCCATTGTAAATGCAGGGTCAGGCTGACCTGACGCCGTATAAATCTCGCGTCTTTTACGGTTGTACAAATGGCTCTCAAATAGGATAGGATTTGGTCCTCGAATGTCTCGACGTTGTCCCTCTCCCTTGAACCAACGATGACCTTTCTCGCATTTTAGTTCAGGGAAATCGAGATACAATTGGTTACCCTCGTCATCTAATAGCGGCTCTCCATCTGCCGTGAACTGAGGCATAGACTCAATCTCCCCCGTCTCTGTTCCATACGGCAAATAGTCTTTATCATCGTTCTTTTCCTTACATTTGCGGCATAGCTCTCGGTTTGAGTCTGCGCGCAATAGTTTATCGGCAAACTCAATTAGTTCTTCCGATTTATACTTTTTGCCTTGTTCAAAAACAGTCTCCTCTTCCTCTTCAAGGATGTCATAATCCTCGTCATGCTCGTCGTCATCTTTGGTTGCGGGTCTATCAAACGCATAGTGATTCTCTTTTACCGACAAATCATATATTTCGTTTTTCACTGAAGTCCTCATTTTTTCTCAATTTCCTCTGGCATGAAATAATCACACACTAACTGTTCGCATGCGTTCTGTGTATATTGCCCAACCGATACTGTAGTTATGTGCATGATTTTTGCCACATCACGTTGCTTCATGTCGCAAATCACGTTGTACCAGAGTGCCTCTCTCTTTCGTGGAGCTAACTCTTTGATGCCTCGATGAAGGTCCCAGAAGGAAATTGATACGTCCTCTTTATGGTTACGGGTCCCGTCCTCGTTATAAACCCAATATCCATAGTCAATAATATCATTGCGGCCGTCTTGAGCGACTAGCTCGCGGTACTCAATGTAGTGACGGAGCACCTCCCTTAGAATCCGATGGAGCGGAACGGCTTGCGTTATTTGTTTATTCTTTTTTGGAGCGTCTTGCATTACCTCTTATTATAGCACATTGATTCACATATTCATTTCGTCAAATAATACATTGCAATTCCAATGGCATCTGATGCCTCAAACACAGAGCCTTTGAGACGCTCTTTTAACTCAGGAAATATCTCAATAACCCCTGACCTCACTTGCGCTTTAGTCACTTTATAGCCTGGTCGGCGCTTGGCTATCTTCGCTTGTACTGACCGCGCCGATACCTGTACTACCTTGACGCCATATGATATGGCAATCGCGTGCAAGACTGTTACCTGTACGTTAGCCAAATATAATTGGTCCATAATGGCGGGGCCGCGACTAGGCACGGTCTCAGACACAAGCACATCAGGTTTGTACTCTTCTAGAAGCTCGAAAGACTCTTCTACCCAATGTTCTGTAAGTTCTATGCGGTACTCCTGAAACTTTTGCTTGGGCAAACGCGGATGATGAATTACGCCCGAAGCAATATGGGTAGGGCCACTATCAAGAATGGACCAGCCTGCTCTAGTGGCCCCAGGATCTATTCCAATTACCCTCATAAGGGTTAATTGTAACAGATTAACTAAAAAGACGGCTAGGCAATAGGTCCAGTAAGTAGACCCTCAAGGTCGAACATGTCATTGTCGGCCTTGGTCGGAGCTTCATCGGCATCGAGACATGCGCCAACAAATTGCCACTTCTCGATAAGGGTGTTTATCAGCGACAAATTTCGTTGATATATAACCTCTCGAAATTCGCCAGTGTCCTTGTTGACCGCTAGAATCATAGCTTCGCCCAAATCAAAAAGGAACATGTAAATGTTCATTTGACACTCATACTTGTCGGCGAAAAACTCAGGTATCTGCGGACGAGCGTAGTTTTGGGCACTCATAGTCTTAATATCAACTAGTCCAGTCCAACCAGGGGCTTCAAGCGGAGCTATATCTCCTGCTCCAGCTACGGCCTGGAAGTGACCTGTACCCCATTCATGTTTTCCTTTGCGCTCAATAGCCTCGGGCTTGCACATCTCCAACTTATGTAGCGTGATGTACTGAAGCCATTGATGCCAGAAGTGACCGACCTGGAACGTCTTTCGTAAGGACCCAGATATAACCCAGGGCTCAACTTCTCCGCGCGCTATCGCATATAGCTCAGTTGCGGGTTGAACACAATGACTCGATGGATGCCAATGGTGGTCTTGCTCCTTTTCCTGATAGACAAATTGCCATTCGTCATCAAAATCGGCGATAGCTTTCTCAAGATAAGGTACGAATTTGTAATGCTTATTACCCAAGTTTTTTGTAATCTGAGATTTATCTAGCTTTATCACAGGCACCCCTCAGACGCTTGAAGATACTCAAATTCTTGTTCGCGTAACTGGTCGTTCTCAACTGTGCGCACGATAAGGTCCACCCAGCCATCTAAGTTGGCAAGAATACTCTCGGGGGCAAAGTAACGTAGAGCTAAACGAGGTTCGCGACCCTCAGAATATGCCTCCTTAGTAACCTTCTCAAACTCTTTGAGGATTTTCGATTGACTTTTCGTCGTAGCCTTGCACTCGAACAAACTGTTCTTCGTCCGTACGTCGCCGCAATCATTTCCCGCTCCGCCAGATGAGGGAGAACGTACGCCGCCATAAACTCGCGCGATAAAGTCCTCGTGGTCAACTGAAAGACGCTTCTTTGAGCCTCTAGCTGCCATTCTCTGCCTCTTGTAGCGGCCCCTGAGCAATTTCAAGCTCGTTTCTAATCATTACCCCCATTACGTCTTTACGAATTATCTCGAACGCCTCTGGGTTCTCCTTGAAGAAGGCGCGAGCCTTGACAATTCCTTGCATTTTGCCTTTCGGAAAGACTTGATGTTCGAGCCAAGACCCTTGAGGTTTCATGACGCCAGATACCTTGGCCGTATTGATGACATCCAATACTTTGTCAATACCTAGTCCGTACTCTTTTGTCTCGATGTTGTAGAACGTAAACTCGGCGGACTTATTCGCGGCTTGAGACATCCTATTCTTCTTGAATACGCACTTCAATTCTCGACCCACAAGCACCCTGTCGCCATCAATAACAGAGTAATACTTATTCGCCCCTGGCTTGAGATGAATACGAATAGAGGCGTGATGTTTTAGTCCCTCGCCCCCAGGAGACTCATACCATGTCTGCGTACCACCCGACCCTTGGCGCTGTTGATTGAGAATCATGAGCCCCTTATTAGCCTTCCATAACCGAGGCATGACGGCATTGAGTCCCGACGTAACTTCACTTGATACGCCATATGCCTTTTGCTTGCCACCTTCTTGTGTGGATGAGGCCCCCATCGCCCCAACAGAGTCGAGTAGGATGTAATTAACCTCTGTGTCATACACAAGGTCATAAAGCATTTCGAATGCCTGCTCTGCATTATCTGGGCGCTGCACTAAAATAAGATTTGGGTCTAGACCATGCAGTTTGAAAGCCCAGTCCTCGTCAAAGTTAGGCTCCATCGCAATCAATGCAGGAATCTTGCCTTCGCGCTGCACATTTGCCAGGGTTCCGTATCCAATACACGTCGTCTTTCCGAGGGAATTTGCTCCAAACACCTCAACCATACCGCCATACGGAAAGCCACCGATACCGAGCTTATAGTCAAGCATTAGCGACGGTGAAGATACAACATTCAAGACGTACTTGTCACTACCTATGATTGATGAATTAGCACCAAAACTATTGATAGTCTTGTTACGAATCTTCTCTAATGTGTCTCTGCGTTTGTCATTCATTACGAAAGGAGCCTTCCCTGCTCAAAATGGTACCCACTACTACGCTTATCGGTTGGGGCGGATTGTCGAATCGTAAAGATACCGACATTATGCGGCTTGAACAGGAACTTATTGGCAACCCACTTGTTAGAGAAACAAGCGAATGTCAACTCGTGTCTGCCGTACTCCATAGTGACGATACCCATCGCGTTACCGCTTGCCTTTACCTTTGTTGGTTTGATACCTGTAATGATAGCAGGTAGGCGATAATCTTGATGGGTTTGTTCCTCGTCGGTTTCTTTATCCTCCCATGCGAGCACCGCATCGTCCCAAGAATCGCATTTCTCAATCTCCTCTTGGTGTTGCTCCAAAATCTCCTCGGTGTTGTCCGTGAGGATTACATTTAGAAGCTCCAACTCGCATTTTTGTTGCGTCTTTAGGTCAATGGTAGCTCCTTCAAGGTCGTTCCATGCGCCCACGGCGTGTACTAGTGAAAGCTTCTTCTCGTTTAGAAGTTGTTTAGGAGACTTCCAATCGGATGGTAAGGGATTATCTTCCGCGATAGCCTCCTTCTTATGGGCGAGTTCCATATCGTTGAGGCAGACCAACATCTCTTCTAATATCTCAGGAGTAGAAATATCAAAACGATTCTCATCGCGTAGTTTGACAAGATACTCGCCCCCAGTACCAACGCCCTTGATGTCGCCGAATCCAAAGTAAATATGACCATCGTGTACATCTACTTCCGCCTTTGAGTAGCGAATATCGGGAGGAAGCACCTTGATTCCCATACGGCGAGCCTCTTTGATATACTGCGGCGTCAAATCTACACGCTTAGCGTTATCAACCGTACGAATACAGGCGATGTACCACTCTTGCGGGCCATAGAACTTAGCATAAAGGCAACGAAACGCGATGATTGCGTAGGCGATAGAATGAGACTTGTTAAACGAGTATGAGGCAAAACCCTCAATATCCTTCCAAACTTCAGTAGCAACCTCTTTGCTAAATCCTTTCTCCATAGCGACTTGCAGGAAGCCCTTTTTATCCCACTCATTGAAGCCCTCAAAGATTTCGCTTAGCTTCTCTGGTTGCTTCTTTCCCAGTATCTTACGCATCGCATCGGCGTCGCCAAGAGAATACCCTAACTCGCTCATGAAACGAATGATCTGCTCTTGGTACAGAAACAAAGCGAAAGTTGGTTTTAGTATCTCTTCAAGCAAAGGATGCGGATAAGTGATTTCGCTGCGCCCCTCTTTGCGCGCGATGTAACGGTTTGGTACCCCTGCACGCGAGGGACCAGGACGATTTAGCGCAACGAGTACGCCAAGGTCCTCAACGTTACGGATTTTGAGTCTTTCTGCCAAGTCCTTACCAGCATGTGTCTCGCATTGAAAAATACCCGCAACGAATCCTTCGTCTAGGAGTTTCCACATCTCCTCAGAGTGCTCTTGGCGGTCAAGTCCAGACCACTCAGTAGTAATTCCTTTCTCCTCCATGAGTTTGTCCCACTCGGCGAGAGTATCAAGAGTCTTGAGTCCTAGAACATCCTCCTTGACTAACTTCAGCTTTTCAATCTCCTTCATAGGAAACATGGTGGCGGGGATACCTTCGGCCTTGCCTCCGCGTAGATATGCAGGCGCATAGGCTGCTAAATCAATATCCGATACAACGATTCCCGAAGCATGAACGCCGTAATTTGAGTTGCGAGAACAAGCAGCTTCGCACATTTCAACGTACTTCTGTCGCTTCTCATTGTCGCCTATCCATTGTTCAATTTCTTTCCCTACTTTGTCACCTTCGGGGTTCATTTCCGTAGAAGTGTTGACATAGATGACCTTGTCGGGCTCAATCTCTGGATTCCAACCAATCTGTTCGTGACCGTGAATCTCAAGGTCTTTGGTTTGCTTTACAATCTTCTTTAGTTGTTCTACTTCGCCGTGGTCTATCTCGCATGCTGTCGCGAGCTTCTCAATTACGGCAATCGGCTTCATATGAGTAACGGAGCCAATAGAGCATACGCGGTCTGCTCCCCATCGGGCTATTAGATAATCTAATATCTCACTACGCCGAGACTTGGCAAAATCCGTGTCGATATCGGGAAAGCCATCCGTACGTCCCTTATTCCAAAATCTCTCGAAGTACAGGTCGTAGTACAACGGGTCTACGTCAGTGATACCGAGCGCATATGCGACAATAGCTCCCGCACTCGAACCCCTGCCTGGTCCGACGTTGATTTCTTCTAACTTACAGAACTGCATGATGTCCCATGCCATCAGGAAGTAATGCTCTAGTCCATCCTCGGTCAGAACCTCGACCTCATGCGTGGCTTTGGTCCACGCCTCCTCTTCGCGCTCTGTGCCGCTATAGATACGGTCAATACCCTCGCCTACCAAATCAGTAAAGAGAGCAGTCGCGTCACGTTTATCCTCGGAATCAATCCAAGGACACTCGGTTGGTATAAACACGGGTAGATGTGGACGGTCTACGGTCGGGAGGTGAGCATCGGCAGCTTCGCCAACCGCATGTGTGTTAGCGATTACTTCATCTACTTTCTTCTTGGGTAGATAATGAAACGCCTCGCGTACCATCTTCTCGTCCTTGATACACATGGCATTAGGCGGATGGTACATTTTGCGCTCCTCGACAGGCGTGTAGATAGACTGTCGTGTCTGCGCCGCCAAATACATATCATGCTTTTCGAAATCTTTCGGAAAGGCATAGTGTCCATCATCGCCGTAAGTAACAGGAACGCCTCTCTCGTCGGCAGCCGTGATAAGAAGTTCGTTGATAAGACGTGGAGTAACAGTCGCCTCCTCGCCCTCTGAATCCATGTCCTTGAACTCAGCGTCACCAGGATAGGTTGTAATCTCTATGCGAAAATTGTCACCTAAATTATCGAGATACCAGTTCAAGTGGGTGTCATCTCCGCGAAGCAATCCTTTAGGTACAAGACCTAACGGACAAGCCGATGTGAAGATTATGCCCTCCTTGTACTTCACAATATCTTCTTGGGACACCCGACCAACGTGATGGAAATGGTCACGGTCGGCGGTGGCGTTGACTAGCCGCCAAAGGTTCTTTAATCCCTCGTCTGTCATAGCCAGCGCAATCAGATGAGCCTGGTCGCGCTCACCTTTCTTAAGATTATTAAAGTTGATGCCCGCGTACAGCTCGGCCCCAAACACGGGATTAATTCCGCGCTTACGCATGGCCTTATCAAACTCAAGATGACCCGCTACAACGCCGTGGTCGGTTAGTCCACTATATGAACGACCAATTTCTAATGTGCGGTTTGCAATCTCATTAACGGTACTCCAACCGTCGAGCGAACTGAAACACGAGTGTTGATGTAAAGACATTAGTCTATACTCCACCCAATCGGTGTTCTGCTATCTTGACATACTCTTCCTCGCGCTCGATACCAACGAATGAGAACCCCTCCAGAAGAGCAGCCACGCCTGTGCTGCCCGAGCCCATGAACGGGTCAAGAATTATCCCATCTGGTGGCGTCACAAGTCTCACAAGGTATCGCATCAATTCGATGGGCTTCTGAGTCGGGTGGCTTCCCTCGGTCTTTTCTTTCTTGTTTGCCTTTTGTGTATAAAAGAACCTAGAAGGTCCACCCGAGTCGGCGTAAGTTGAGTTGCCTTTATAACCTCCTCCGCCAAACGTGCCCCCGCCATATTGACGAGCCTCGTCGGCATACTGCTCTCCATAATTCTTCTTCCATTTGTTTCCAGTGTCTCCTACTTGCTCATCTAGTTTTTGCGCCGCCCCCTCGTCCAATAAAAGATTAGCAGGCCAACGTCCTACCGATTGTGTAGGCGTATAATTTGGTTTCTTCTCTTGTCCGAAACCAGACCATTTCTCTAACTTATTAATCGGTATCGTTTCTGTTCCAATGCGTGTCGCGTCGATGTTCAAAGCGCCCGTGCCATACTTTAGGACATTCGCGGCTATTGTTTTCTCTGCAAGCGGCTTTCGAACCATAACGATTGGCTCATAGGCTGGCTTTAGGTTTGTACCCCAGCCATCCCATTGCTTAGCCTCATCTGATTGTGGCTCATATGGTGGTAATTGCTGTCCGCTAGGGAGTTTCTCTGTACTTTGTTGACCGTATTGTCCGCCTTGATAGGGTAGTTTAGTTGAAGCTGTTGCTACGGCTTTTCCTCTGTCTTTTCCGCCTTTGGCCTTGTCGATAGCAAGAGATACGGAATGAGACTTAGGAAATCCGCTTCCATAACAATAAAAAAGAGTTAAACAATCTCTAATCTCGAAACCAGCATCCTCGATTCCACAAGTGAGACGATGATAGGTACGAGGGCTACCCATAGCAAGTAAATATCCACCTGGCTTTAGAACTCGCAAAGCCTCGGTTGCCCATTGCTGCGTCCATCCTTGAAAATCTATATGCTTATCCCAAGAATTTCCCATAAATTCTAAAGAGTATGGCGGGTCGCAAATACATGCGTCAATAGAGTTATCATCAAGCAACTGCATCTCAGCTATACAATCGCCAGGGAATATGACCCAACTAGGATTTTCATTTGTTTTAGTTTCTGGCATTTTTGATTCCAGCCTTGCGAGCTTTTACCGCGAGACCATCCGCCTGTTGATTATAATGACTTCCATCGTGACCCTTGACCCAAACAAACTCAACTGAACTGTGCTGGTCAATCGCCTTATCAATTTCATTCCAAAGGTCACGGTTTCTCTTTCGTTTTCGTGTGCGGTCCATCGCCCCTAAACCTACATACTGGCTATCGCTGTAAACAAGAACATCGCATGGGCCAAGAGTCTCAAACAAATAGCTTAGACCCTTAGCCCATGCGGTTTGCTCCATCCTATTGTTCGTTGTGTCCGAGGCGTGACCACTACCGACCTCTTCGCCGTCGTAACTATCAATAGCTACAAACGCCCAACCCCCAGAACCGTCTTTATAGTTGGATGAGCCGTCTGTGAAAATTGAAATAGGATTTCGAAGCACGCGATTACTTTCGCGCCGCTGCTCTCTCGGCTGACTTCTTACGCAACTCTGCCATACGAGACTCAGGGGTCTGTTTGACAGAAGCTGCTTTTTTAGCAGCTTTTGGAGCAGGCGTGACCTCCTCCGTTGGCTCGGGGTCAGACGTAGGCTCATCTGGCTCATCTCCATCTGACTCCTCTGCCTTTGTTACGCGACGAGAAGCTGCTCGGCTTCTTACGGGCTCGGCTTTCGTCTTCTTCTTGCTCTTCTTCTTGTTGCCGAACTTGTCCATTGACTCTGTGACGCCATCAAACAATTCCTGATAACGGTCGTCATCAATCAGTTCCTCTTCGCGTTTATCAAGGAGCTTCTTACCGATGGCTAGTGCGGCTTCCTCTGGCGTTAGCTTCTCAATCTCATCGAGCAGAGGGTCCAGGTCCTCGCCAAGATAGCTAATTCCATCTACGTAACCGATTAGATTAGACAAATCAATAGGGAGTTCGTCATATCCTACGATTTGATAGGTGGTGGACTTGTCCTTACCGATACGAGTAATCTTCAGCGCCGTTTCGGTAACGGGAGCCTCATTTGCATCGTAGTTGCTGATTTGGTTGAAGAAATTGTTTGGGCTCTGCGCTATATAACCTACCGCTGGGCACGTAACCTCTTCCTTCTCGTCTGTCTTCTCGCCATCATCATCAAAGACGGTGCGCTCATACTCAACTGTCTTAACCTCAAAGCCTCGCGGCTTACGACGTTTGTTGACAATCTCTACTACGGGCTCAAGCTCGACCGCGATGGCGATATTTGTTTTACGAGCTGTTGCATCCCACTCCTTCTCGAAAGCATCATATCTCTCGCCAAAAAACTGGTCGGTCTTTGATACTGCTTCCTGAAAGTAGTCGCCCTCTGGAATGAATTGAATCATGTCAAATAGCGGCATATCCTCTACCTCGTTGAGGAAAAGGACGTAACGCTCTTGCTGGTCCTCCTTCCAAAAGAGTGCTGGGAGATAAGGACGGAACTGACCCTCTCCACTAGGACCACCCTCGGCTGCTTCTTGAATTGCTGCGGAACCTCTACGAATCTCAGACATCTTATTTGTCTCCTTTGACCGGGCGAACCCTATGGTCATTGTTTTATTTCATTATAGCAGGCGGCCTCGAAAGGCTTTGCCAGATTACTTAGATAGGTCTAACAAAAGCTTGCGCTCATCATCGGTAAGGTCTTGCGCGCTCAGCTTGCCCAGCTTTTGCAGGCTCTTAGCGATGCGTTGGTGCTCATCGGGGGTCAAGACTTTAGCGCCTTCTATGTCCGCATACTTTGTTAAACTCATACGCTTATTACCCTTCAGAATGGGCGCGTTTATTCTTCTTCGTTTCTTTCTTGTAGTTTTTTCATTTGCCTCTCCCACTCATGCTTTTCCTCAATTTCTTCCTCGTCCATCTCTTTCTCTAAGAAATCGAGGCAGCCTTGATGAAACCATCGACTGAGGGGTGTGTCTCCTGTAACGAGCATACAGCTCTCATCGGGCGGTTGACCACAGGGGCATGGAGCGACCTGCTCGGGGTCATCAAACCAATTGGGAATCGGAAAGGGGTCTAGGTTTTCTGTTTTCTTTTGAACAATATGAACGGGAATCTCAGCCATCGCTCTCCGCTACTCCCGTAATGTCGAAACGGCATTCATTGGTCAAATTAACTTCGGCCGACCAATTACGTAGATTATTGTTACGAGAAGCTAATGTACCAATTTCAAACTGAGACGATTCGCGCATCTCTTTACTCGACCATATTCCAAGAACCTGTGTGGCCGTCTCGGCGATAGCGTTAGACGCCTTTGCTTGCTCCACTACTGGCATTGTCTCCGCGTTCATTATGGTGCGATTGAACTGATGGGCAAAACAAATCGGAATCTCATCGGAGTAGTTACGAGCACGGTCAAGTACGCCAAAGTATCTACCCGTTTCGTTCCAGTCACCAAGCGAACGTCCATCTACCTCAACATATTGAAGCTGGTCGATGAAGACAACGGCCGCCCCGGCGTCTTTGGCTTGGCTAACCAAATCGTCAATTGAACGTTCACCAGGAGGCGGCTTAACTATTTCAAAGGACCCTGATTGCTCTAATTCCTCAGTTAGTTGTTTCATGGATTGGCACTCATCTGGCGAAAGTTTATTACGAAGATACTTCCACCAGGGAATATTGGCAATCATGCACATCAATCGCATGTAGGTTTCCTCGGCAGGTAGCTCTAACGAATAATGCCAAGGGCAATTACCTGCATATATGTTTTCTCTCAGACCCTTGACAAGAACCCAACTCTTGTACGTCTTTGGTGCTCCAAGCCATATCGTTACGCCTCGTTGCCCATAGAAGTAATCGTCTAAGTGGGAAAAACCAAAGGATGGACCTGAGCCTCGGAATACTTTATCAAAATAACTCTGAATGGCGCGAGCGAAATCTCCAGTGCCATATCTTTCTCCAGGTAGAGTCTTAATTTCCTCTACAGCTACAAAATCTTCAACGCCAAATAGGCGTAGATGGTCATGAGCATCCTTGCCAACTTTGGCCTCGACAATCAGCACGTCACAGTCGCGTTGACGTAATGATAAGGCAACCTTGTTGGCATGTTGGTAACCCGCCTCGTCTCTGTCTGCGATAACGATGACGTTCGCGCCTTCAAGTGGGATAGATAGCTCATCTTTCCAGTTACCTGCACCATCGGGGTTGCAAGTAGCCGTCACCCCTGCCTCGATAAGCGCCTCTACGTCCTTCTCGCCCTCGCAATTTCCGCAAACTGTTACCTTGCCCTGCCGACGTGTCACGAGATAGCCGCTCGGAACCGTTAGGCAATAGACGCGCCCATCATAGTCTACGCGGCCCGGCTTGCGACCAAGCCGCCGCCAATCGCGCGGAACAAGGTTAACAATCCACTGCGGGCTTTGCTTTGGGCGCTCAATCCGTTCATCAAGACGCGTAATCGCACCCCATCCAGTTGTTGCAGCGACGGCGGAAATAACCTCCGCACACTGCTTATCGGCAGTGTAATAACGCACACCTTCTTTGCCGATCTGGTCGCCGTCCCAATAGCCCAGCTCGCTAAGCAGCGCTTGGCGGCTTTCTATTGGCCAATCTAAAATATCCCATCCAAAACGCTTATTGGCCAACCGCTGTAATAAAGGTACGTCCCGCCGATCAATCGTTAAATATGTCCATCCGAATCTGGACGGAAATTGCTGCTCTTGCCATTCGATACCAAGTACAGAGAACAAATAACGAAGCCGAGTTATCTTACGAGTCTTACGTAGGTTCCAACCAATGCGATAGCCACGAGCGCAGTTAACACCATCGGCTTGCCACGCGGCGAGCAGCCGCGCCTCATCGGCGCTCGGCCCGTTGCCGTTTCCCGTGCGGACCCCGGCAACGGGAAGCTGGCGCTGCACGTTGACCTTCTCGGCGGGAATGGTTACCGGCGAGAAACCAGGATACTTACACAACACACGATGATCGGGAGTAACGAGTAACCCAGACCAGTTGGCGTCAATCGACACCATAGGACCGGCGTAGTCGAAGACTTGCTGCGCGGACGGCACAACGAACGAAACCTCACCAAGGTCGTACTGCGCGACCAGAGCGTCATCAGATAACTCGGCCATCGACACCCAGCCAGATGGCGTGAGCACTTCGGTATCGTCCGCATAGCAAACGTAGATGACCTCGCCTACATCTACGGCGTCAAGTACATCGGGTAGGTGATAAAGTAGTGTTGGGGCGTTCTTTGAAACGTCTTTCCAAACCCACTCGTTGCCGTCCCACCACGCTTGTGAAAATTGCTTTCCAGCCTTACGAACCTTCTTACGTACAGGATTTCCGTTTACGTCGGTATAAATATACTCGATAGTTTTCTTGCTCTTAGAAGTTTTCTGAATACCTCCTAAATCACGCGCCTCCAAGTCAAGTGCGTCAAGAATGTCATTGAACTCACACTGATGGCTCAGACAATAGATGAGCGTCTGTCCGTTTTCGCCTTCGTTTATGGCTAAGCTTGGATTTGTGTCGCCATGAACAGGGCATAAGGCAAGCCAACCTTTGCTTTGCTCTTCTGGGTCAAACCCTCGTTCTGAGAGTCGGTCTAGTAGCTTCTGAATGCCGCCTTGGCTTGCTTCCTCTATGGCTTTACGGCCGCGTCTGATTTCACCTGACATTAAAGTTTTGCTTCCTCGGTAACAGCCTTAGCTGCCGCCAATGCTGGTGAATCCTCTAACTCAGAATCAAAAATACTTACCCGCGCACGAGTATAACCAGGCTCCTTACCATCATCCTCGTCAATCGCCTCAGCCTCAATACGTACATTACCTTTAGCATATGCCTCATAACCCCACTCTTTCTCTTCTCGTTCCCATTGAGGAATATGACTATCAATTCTTGTCTGTGGGCTCCCTAGATAAATATTTTGTGGAATACTATGAGCCAATAGTGTATCTTGTTTTACAATTTGTTTTTCAAGTTCATCAGTACGTTTTGACCACCAATTCCAATCAGATTCCCATTCGTCTAACGTCCATTGATATTTCTTTTTACTTACAAACCACATAATTTTTCCTTTACGATAGCGGTCTCGATTCTGCGTTCTCGGCCAACTCACGGTTGACACTCCAGATACCTTCCTTGCGCACATCGTTACCAGCTACTTCGATGGATTGCTCCTTTGCGGCGAGCAAAGAATAGGTACGTGGATAAATTGTATCAAGTTCTTTTGGCGTAAGATTAGTTGTCAAGATTGTTACTTTGTTGTAGTTGGACCGATACCGAATCAGCTCCTCAAACTTCTCTGCGAAAAGAACTCGCTGAGCCTCTGATATTGGTCGAGCTACCTCGTCAAGAATCAAAACCGTACAGTCGCGGAGACGATTTTCCTCGTCCTTACGCGCCTCATATGGTAACTCGAATATACCCACTATGTTTCGGAAGTAGACGTAGTAGACTGACTCTCCACGTTTGACCAACTCTCGCGCTAAATAACACGCGAGGAAGGTCTTGCCCGTTCCTTGGTTCTTTGAGTAGAAACCAAGACCCATACCGTGCTTGCGAAAGTTTGTCCATTTCTCTAGATATGTCTGCGTTGCTTTGAGAGCCGCAGGGTCGCCGACGTAGTTCTCAAGTCCAAGGTTCATATACTCCTGGGGTATACGCGCAAGGAGGTAGTGACGGAATAAAGCTTTCTGTTCTTTGCAGTCACACGGATGGTCCTCATCAAGATAGTGATATGTGCTGGGTCCCCACTCGGTTATTCCAGGTGCCACTTCAACAGGTTTTGCTCCGCATGTTGGGCATTCATCGGACTTGATAGGAGACGCTTGGATGAGCCGTTCGACTTCATCAAACTGTCGGTCACTCATCGGAGATAGCAATTTCGGCCTTCCAATCTTCAATCGCCTTAATGGCGGTAAGGGCATCTTTCACCTTTGTTTTCGTAGTACCTGTGAGCGGAGTAAGTGGACGGAAATATCCAGCCACGACTTCTGGAAGCTTCTCATGAATCACTACATCATAAGAACGACCCTTTTCGGCAAGTACCTTATTTGTGTACGGAAGAAACAATAGCAGGTCGTGTGTGGCGATAAGCGATTGGATAACGCCAAGCATTTCCATAGCCACTCGTCCCTGCATCTGAACCGTCTTATCAGTTTTGAGCGTGAGGTCAGAATT